AGAAGGCAAAGCTTGAGATGGCTTACACCAAAGCAGCTGATCTCATCGGCGGCAAGGATCAACTTGCCAAGATGTTTGATTGGGCTAGCAAGAATCTATCTCAGGCTGAACAGGACTCAATCAATCAGAACCTCGCTTCTCCTTCTTGGGATGTCGCTCTATATGGCTTGCAAGCCAAGTATGCCAAGGCTACTGGTACAAGCAAGGCAGCGGAACCCAAGCAAACAGCAAAGGGACAGATTCCCGTTGCCAGCACTCAGCAGGGAATTGTCGCTTACCAAACAAAGCGAGAGTTCATGTTTGAGCGCAACAATCCAATGTTCAATACTGATCCAAAGTTCCGTAATTATGTGGAGCAGAGGATGATGAGAACTGATTTTACAAAACTACCCAAATAATCCGCACCTGAGACAGCGGATTGACTGAGGACAGCCTATGGGCAAATCCCCCCGCGTGGTAATGGATGGCCCTTGGCTGGACTCACTCAAGCAAGTAGACTCCTCTAGGAATAATCGAACGATTGAGCTTTCCAATATTGTCTCAAAATTTTAGTCTACTTACATAAGGAATAAACAACATGCCATTCTCAACAGGCACTGATATTGCTTCAGCAAACGATTTTGCACTACGCCGCACAGGTCTTGCCGATGGTCCAGATGGAGTAGGAGCAAACAAGATTTGGCTACCACTCTGGTCTGGCGAAGTAATCAACGCTTACGATCAGTACAATGTATTTGAAAACCTCATTACCAACAAGAGCCTAGCTGGTGGTTATTCTTACCACTTTCCAATGACAGGCACTGTTGGTCTAAATGCTTCTTGGAATGCTGGTGAAGAGCTTCTCGGTGGTGACTCACAGAGCAGCACCATCAAGGTAGATCTTGATAAGCGTCCAATGGCCGCACACTTTGAGTGCGACAATGTTGACTTGCTAGTTACTCAGTGGGATTACCGCTCTGAGCTAGCTCGTCAGGCTGGTCTAACCCTTTCCAATACCCGTGATCGACAGGTCTGCATGGCTCTCGTAGCCGCTGGTGCAGTTCCTCAGATGGCTTCAGATCCCCGTGGTCTTGCTGCTGCTGCTTTCCATGCTCCTGCTCAGATTGCAACTGGAGCTACTCCAGCTGGTCTTCCTGCAGCATGCACTGAGACTCAGGCTCTCAGCATTCTTCAGGAGATCGAAAACTACTTGGTAACTTGTCAAGAGAACGATATTCCAGTAGGTAATGTCTACTGCGCTGTTACTCCAAAGGTATTCCAAGTCATTCGCGCTCTTGGTATTCCACGCACACCATACACAGGCTTTAACGCTAGCGGTGCTCCAGCAACCACTGGTGTTATCAACACAGTCAACAATTATGCTAACTATCCACTCTTTGGTGGTAGCTCTGAGAATGGTGGTCTAGGTGCTCCTCTCTCAATGGGCATGAACACCTTGGTTGATAGTCTTGAGTACATGGGTGTTAAGATCATCAAGACCAACCACATTCCAAAGCTTGACCATGCTGGTGCTGGTAATGAGCTTGGTAGCTCCAAGTATAACCTAACCTGCAACGGTTTCGGTATCTTCGGAATTATCTTCCAGAGTGAGGCCATCGCTGGTCTATCTCTCATGGGCATGAAGGTTGACACCGTACAGGATGTTCGCCGCAACACCCAGTTCACCGTTGCAAGCATGATGAAGGGTACTGGTATTCTCCGTCCAGAAATGGTTAAGCTAATTACTGCTGGTGCAACAGCCAATGTTGCTGATGAGCGTACTGAGATTGCTGCACTACTCAGCACAACCACTGCTGCTAACTGGACAGGCGGCTTTGCTGCTGAATACGCAGTAGCCTAATGATTGACTCACTCTCTACTTTCGGGTTTGTTTTTATGAACCGCGTCTGAAGAGGAGGTGATCATTATCTACCCCCGGCCCCCTTAAGTGGGGGTCGGTGGGTTTTCTTTTCTCTAATAATAGGAGGCTATATGGGCTACATTACACGACTGCAAGCAGTCAACCAAATGCTACTGGCTTCGGGTGAGAACCTAGTAGCTGACCTAGAAGGCAACTCAGGTATCGACACCGGAATTGCCGAAACCATTCTTGATCAAGTTTCCCTTGATTATCAGATTCGTGGTCTTGCTCATAACAAGCACACACGAAAGCTGAATGCAGACTCCAATGGCTATATCTACTTGCCAATGGCAGATGCCGATGAGGGTGATATCATCAGTGCAGAGCTAACTTCATATCATGTAAATGATGATGGTTACATGCTCCGCTCAAGAGTCTTGAATGGAACTCCACCAAAACTCTGGAACATGACTGATGATACCGATGTCTGGGAGACAGGAATTGATTATTATGTTGAGATTGTCAAATTCATTCCTTGGGAACAGGTCGATACAGCCACCCAGCGATCCATCATGGCAACCGCTGCACGACAGTATCAGATCATGGTGCAAGGTGATGAAGGTTCCGATGCATTCTTGGCCTATCAGGAGCAGCTACATAGCATCCGTGGTCGTGCATCCAATGTCAATAACAGAAAGAAAAATATTCTAAGATCAGGCGATCCATACTTGAGATCCGCCGTCTATCGCAACATGTACCTGAATGATCCAAATAGATTCCGGTACTGGAGAACAAGAGGATAATTCATGGCCCCAATTAAACGCAGAGGACCACGGGGAGGTCTGGTATCTACCCGGCTTCCTATTTATACTCTAAACTCGGTAAGCACCCAAGCAGCAAACAAGCGGCTTCCCAATGAAGCAGAGCGAATGGACAATGCTTTGGTGTCGCTGGAAAGAGCCTTTGAGAAGCGACCCGGATTTGAGGTAATTCCCCAGTACACGATCTCGTCGCTTACCCAATGGGACTTTACCAATAATAACACAAAGTTTGATCTTTATGCACTAACATCCCTTAATCCAGCCACCAATGATCTTTGGTATTACTGGCATAACATTAGTGAAGCAGCAAGATTTCTTATTGTTGTTAATTTCTCGGCAAGCAACACAAATGTAAATTTATTCTATGTTTATCAGTTACTTCCAAATGGTACTTGGAAGGATGTTACTCCTTCGGGACAGACAACAGTTCCATCTTCGGTTGTTCCTGCTACCTCAAGAGAATACATTACATATAATCCAAATAACAAAGCAGCCGTAGACTGCTTAAAGGCAGTATCTATTGGTGCTAATATTATAATACTTAATACCAATGTATATGCTGGATTCAGTTCCGATACTGCCGGAAAGTTATTTACTCTTGGCGGTGTCGTAACAACCACTGATGATATTGTTGGAAGACCTATAACCTATTGGTCAACTACAACTACCAAAGAATCACTAACTGCTAGTTATTTAACTGAAAACTATATTGACGGTTATACTAGAAGTACTGCTGGTGGTTCTAGATACATTTCTGTTGATGATTTTAAATATAAACCAACATCTGCTACTGCCCCAGAAGCATTTGCTGGACAAAGCATAGAAGATATAACAGATCTTTTATTACCCCCAAACTCTCCAGATTTTCTTGCTAATAACTCAAATCTAACCACCACTGAAACCAAAGCTGCTCAGATGTTGAGAATTCTATATGATCCATCACATCCGCATTATAATAATGGAAATACCCCAGCAACTGGTGGTGTGTATGGTAGAGGTAAGATTTATTTCTTTAGATCTCCCTACCTAGAAATGCCCTCTGGATATTATCGTGTTATAAATTTTGAAAAAGAACATACATATGCAGATCCAGCATTTCCAGCAAATACTTATACAGGCACAGGTTCTCCTTACTTCCAAAGAGTAAGGACACCAGACGCGCATTCTTATATCGACCCCCGAAGAATGCCAGTACGCATGACATTGACTGTCGATGCATCAGGAACTGCAAGTAATTGGTCAATTAAAGCGATGCCTTGGACACCACGACTGAGTGGAACCAAGGATACCAATCCCGGCCCAAGCGTCTTCAAGACAAGCACTGGTGCTCTCAAGCATGTCCAGATCAAGGCTATCTCTGTATTCAAGAATAGACTTTGGTTTGCTGCAGAGGATGGTGTATTCTCAACTCAGTTGAATAACTTTGAGAATCTATTTATTGAAGATCCTACTAATATCGTAGATACAGATCCAATTGATATTCGTACTTCTTCAAATACCTATAATGAGATTATCTCTCTGACACCATTCAGAGACTTCCTATTTGTAAATACAAAGGGAAATACGCAATTCCAGTTGATGGCTGGTTCGGCAAACGAACTCACCCCAACCAATGTAATGATCAAGCCAATCTCTTACTATGCGACAAATGGTAAGATTGAACCTCAACTCATTGGTTCACAGCTTTACTTCTATGATGCTGAAAAGCTTTACCTATTCGTAGGTGAAAACTCTTTTGGATATGCCTCTGCTGT